AGTTTAGTGGTTACTGTTATACTTTCGCTAGGTATTATGTACCCCTCATTCCTAAGAATAAAGATGTAATTAGCTAGTCTAGTTATTCCGTACTCCATTATTGCTTCCCAACTAGTTATGTTGCCATATCTTTGCAGGTGTTCTAATACTTGTTGTTTCTGTGTCATCGTTTTAATTAATTAAATTAGTTAATATTTGTTTCTGTTCTTTTAGACTTTTGATTGTACTGTCTATGTCTTCTATTACTTCTAGCCGTTTGAGTTTATCCTGAAACATCACACTAGCAGTTCTGCTTTCGTACTCTTCAAATACTTGTGCATATAGCTCATTGTATTCAGGGTATATGTTAGGGTTCTGTATATAGTTCTTATGGTTCTTAGCATAATGGTAATATGCAGTCCTATGTTGATAAAAATGCTCACCTAATTTTGCAGGACTTATGCCCCCCTCCATTAGTATATTGCAGACTATCATTCGCCCAATAACTAGGTGCTCTGTTTTAGTCTTAGTATTAAGACTTCCAACCTCTAAGCCTAATCGTTTCTCTGTAATAGTAGTAATTAGGTTTACTTCAAATTCTAACTCTGTCATTTTATTTAGTTTTATGGTTATCGTCTGCATCTAGTATTTCATAAATTGCAGGGTCTAGTTCTTTGATTTTTCTATAAATTAGTCTAACTTTTTTGTAAGCCTCTTCTAATTTATACTTAGGCACATCAACACCTGTCGCATTTGAAATGGTAATGTGTGCCTCTTCTAATAGTTTGTGAGTAATTCGTTTCATATTTAAAAATGTTCGTTACAATGATAACATAGTCTTCTGTCTGCACAATATCTTGAACCGCAACAAGCAGTTTCTGTTTCGTCTGCCTCGTCTATTAAGTCTTTAGCAGTCATATCATCGTAAGCATCTTGACACAGATTAGCTATGTAATAGTAAATACCCTCACACTCAAAACCTAAGTCAAGAGTGTGGTTGGTATTACATATGTCAGGGTTAATATCTGTGAAACCCATTTTTGTAAGATGTTGTTCAACTTCTTGCATTGTGAGTTCGTCAGGAGCATATCGCATTTCGTCTCTATCGCTCATTAGTTTCCAATTATCGTAGTTCATATCTAAAAAGGTAAGTCTTCGTTACCATAAGCAGCATCTGCCTCTGCAACTGATGGTGGTACATTAGTTCTTTGCAACTTCCATACATCAGCAGAAGTATAGTAATTGCCCTTATATTCCCTGCTAGATAAATTAAATAGCACCTCTATTTCATCACCTACTTGTAAGTCATTTAATAGTGCTACCTTATCATCGCCAAATAGGTTAAAGCATACCTCAGGATTGTACTTAGCACCATTGTCTAAGACAAAGCTTTGCTTTTTCCATTCCTTACCTGTTTTGCTTGTGCCACTTTGTGCATCTAAGATTTTGGCAATTTTGCCTGTCATTTCTAAACTCATAATAAATAATTTTGTTGGTTAATTTTTCTTAATTTTAAATTGTTCGCTCTCGTCTTCTGCAAATACTTTCAACTGATATAGTCCTGCTAACTTAAGTACTGCTCTACTCATTGCTCGTTTCTCTGCAATCTCCATTACATACCAAGAGTTTGTACTGCCGTCTTTAAAGTTAGTGCCTTTCAATGCACTTGCAAATGTTTGTAGCTTGACATCACCAAGACTTGCATTAGCTTTTATTACTGCAAATTTAGGTTCACACTTTATAACATCATAGCTTATGCTTATACCTATACTTGCTTGTAATTTATCTATGCCACTCCTTGTTATAATTGTATAATGTTGGTGGTGATGTACATCTTCGCTAACTAAGCCGTGTAACTTAAATAGCTTGTTCATTGTTTCCTTTCTAGTCATATTAGTAAATTTATTAAATTAGCGATTAGCTCTCTGCCTCCATAACTGAATGGCAACCACATACATAGAAATATCAATATAAAGCCCCCTAGGAGCTCCATAGCACTCTCTTCTTTATTTGTCATCGTTACCACCCTTTAGCTTATTGCAAACCTCTATGCTCTCATTTAGTTCCCTTTCTAATATGCTAGATGCATAAAAGAATAGTTCTGTTCTTGCTAACATAATGCCGTGAGCAATATCGTGTGAGCCGTCTTCACCTCTATACTTTTGCTCCATCTCTTCCATACGCTTAATAGCATCACCTATTACTGCCTCGACATTATCAAGGTGAATTAATTGTCGCTTTTTCTTAGGTTTGTTTACTCCGTAAACTTCAGGAAAATGCTCTGTAAATAACTTGTTTAAATCCATTTTAAAATTGTTTTAATTATTAGTTTGTTTATACTACCAAACCCTCGCATTTATTTCAGTGCGAGGTGGTAGAGGGTATATAAGGTTTAGTGATTTTCTAACTCTATATAGCCGTCTTTTACTAGTTTTAGTAGATAGTCGATTAATTTCTACCACCAAAACCCCCTATTTATTTCAGTAGGAGGTGGTGGTGTGTTATAAAATTTCTACATTTTATTTTTCAGATACAATTTATAGATTTCTTGAGATGATAAATTTTCTAATTCCTCAGCATCATATCCACATATAAATTGTAAGTGTCTTGTATAAAATTTTAATTGTTTTTCTGTAATTTCCATTTTGTTTATGTTTTAATTATTTGATACAAATATAAGATGCTTTTATGTTTCTCACAAGTTTATGTCAGAAAAGTTTTAAAAAAAATGCCCCACAATCTAGGGGGCATCGTTTTATTAATGTTAATATCCTACTTGTTCAGTATATATTTTACTGCTTTTTCTGCTTGACTACTTGCAAACATTATCAGCTTAGGCTCTTCTGTTAATTTACTTATCCAACCATTAATGTATGCTTGGCTATTAGTCATATTATCTTTTGGCTCTAGTCCTGCAATACTTGTTAGAAACAAAGAGCCCATCTCTGCGACTAACTCTTCTTTGCTATATACATCACTACCAAAACTTGCAACCGTGCCTGATACACCTTTGCGATTAAGTCTGCTCTCGTGTCCTGTACTGTGCACTATCTCGTGGAATAATGTTTTATAGTAACTATCTGTATCAACAAATGTATTTGCTTTTGGCATATTCACCGTATCTGTACTAGGTCTGTAATAAGCAGATGTTCCTTTGTATGTATATTTAGGTGAGTTTTTATACCCTTGTAAGATATATTCTGCACTTTCTACTTTCTCAAATATTGTACCCTCAATAGACTTGTCAATAGTTACACAGTCAAGCTCCTTAACACCTTGCGTTTGCTCAATATTAAAAACTCTGTAAAACTTAGGGCTAAAGATATGCTCAACATCAGCTTTACTCAGCCCTGCTTTTTCTAAGTCTCTTAGGTTTCTGTACCAATTTCCGTCTTTGTCTTTGTAACTTACATTCCAATAAACAACCGTGTTAGATTTGCTACCCTTGATAACTGTACCCTTGTTTGCTCTGACTTGGTTAAATGTTAGAAACTCAGGTCTAGTCCAACCCTCTGTTTGCATTGCGTTACTCAATATGTAGAAGTTAATACCTGAGTAAACTTTTTTAGTAGAATAAGATAAAGGTGCGTTTAGAGTACCTTTGTTCCAAGGTGTAAACCATTGTAACCCTTTAGTTTCTAGTCCTTTAATAACTTCCTGAGTGATAATTTCGTATGTGTTCATTTTATTGCATTTTAATTATTTTGGCACAAATAAAAAACGCTTAAAAGTTTCTCACAAGCAAAAGTTAAAAAAGTTTTATAGTAGTATATATAAGTATATTAGTACTATATATCAATAGTAGTATAGTAATAGTATATACTTTTTATTTGTGACGGAGTGATGTCGGACTAGAGTTCCATCATTATGTTGATAGGTAATGTGCCGTTATCCTTAACAACTACACAACCAATAGCAGGTTTCTTACCTGCCTTAGCGTAAGCCATAGCATAGCTATCGTGGTCTATGCCACAACCTACCTGAGTTCCAAAAATACGATAGTTTTGCCCTACATAATGCTCTGTATAACATTGAGTATGCAGGTGTCCTTGTACTGTATTCATCATATCAGCTCTGCACTTAGTTCTTGCAGTTCCTGCCTCACCGTGAATATATTGCACATTGTCTTTAACATATCGTTCTGTAAAATTCCAAGTTGGCACCTCTAATACTTCTTTGTAGCTTTTTATCCACTTACTAGGAATAGCACTTGTTTGTGCTTTACGCATTATAATTCTGTCGTGGTTACCAATTAATACGGTTGCCTCAGGGAATGTTTTGTACCACTTTTGTAATTTGTATATAGCAAACTCTAATTCGTCTGCTCCACCCATTCCGTCTGCTGAGGTTTCGTGGTAACTAGAGTAGTGGTTGTCAATTATATCACCAATAAAAACAACTTCTGCACACTCGTGTCGATAATATTGCTCTTGGCAGAACTCCATATAGCCATCTAAGCAAAACGGCTCGTGTAAGTCCCCTATTACAAGTATGTTATGAGTTTTATGTTTTCTGTAATTCAATAGTAATGCTTCTTCATCAGGTTTTAGCCTATATCTATTGTTTGCCATTTTTTATTTTTTCTAAACCCCTAGAGCCAAAGTAAGCTCCAATGCAGGTAATTAACACTATTTGCAATAAATCTACCCATTTGTCTGCAACTACAAATTTAATTGCACCTGCATCTATAAATATTAGTATAGTGGTAGATACTACAAGCCAAGCAAGTACAAGTGGTCTGATACTTTTAGATAACCAATTATCGCTTTGCATATCAGCTACCCACCTTTTGCTTATCTCTTGTTCTATTATAGTTTCGTGTTCATTCACTATTTTTTGCAACTCATTTTTAAGTTGCATTTTTTCCTCTTCTGATGTTACTACTTCATCAACTATTTTGTCTGCCTTGCCTAGCAAGTTGCCTAGTATATTTAGTATAGCCATATCGCACTTGGTTTATCGTAGTCCATATCGCAATGTATAAAAGTCTTAGCTATTCCAACTCGTCTGCCTAGCCCTGCTTGAAATAAACCCTTTAGTATTTTTGCTCTGTCACCACTATTTTTGCAACTAATATCTACTGCTTTGCAAGGCACTTTTGCGTGGCTGCTACCAACTCGACCGCCCACAATAGCATTATGCTCAACACTTCTATAGCCTGATGTTATAGAAAATGGCACACCACTAATTGCTCTTGCCTCGTCTAATTTGTGTAAAAAATCTATACACATTTTGCCACCATCATTGGTAGGTAAGCCACTTCCAATTTGGTCAGGGCTATCAAATTCTTCGTAGTTAAAGTGCTTTAGCATTTGACGGTTTTTTATTTTTTTACGGTTTTACTTGATTTTTTCAATTTCATTTTGTTGCTATAAAAGCCTTTGTTTGCACGGTTTTGCTCGTTCTGACATCTACTAACACCTAAAATTGCAGAACTGCCAATAGTCGAAAATTACTAGAGAACGATTTTTGCTATTTTTACTCGTAAAAAAAAGTTAAATTTTCGTTGGAATTTTGCAATATAGTAGTTTTACTTTCTTTTGTTTCGGTAATATCTGAACCTGTCAATTGTATAAATTATAGACACAACCAATAGCACAATTTGCAACATTTGCTCAACTGCGCTAAAGCTAATAGCATAGGTAAAGCTATTTAGTCCTAGTACATCTGCGTTCTCTCGTAGTAGATTTTTCATTGTTATTTTTATCTAAATAGCTTTTTAGCTTTGTTATATTTTTTTGTTTAGGTTTATACATTAAGACTGTAAATCGCTAGTTAAAAAGTCATTTATAGTAATTTCTCTTCTGCCTTGTAATACATTTAAGTTCATTCCTGAAAAGTATGCTTGTTTAGTAGGTGATAAGTCAGCACCTGAGTTTGTGCTATATTCAGGAAATTTGTCTGTATTATTTTTTATGTAGTCAACTAGCCGTTGTGCGTAGTATTCCGATGTGTTAAGTACAATATTGCGTATGTACTTTATATCTTCTAAACTTGCAGCTTGTGATGTTTCTGAAATTTTACGCACTATGTCTTTGTTCATTATCTTATAGCTAAGAAACGGCAAACATTCATATAGTGAGTAATGTATTAAGGTTGGTTGTATATACTCATCTAACAAGGTTTTGTAGTCACCTGCTATTGTACCAATATCGGTTTGTAGCTTATTGTATAAATCTGTACCTAGTAATTGATGTATATGTATATCCTGAGCAACTTTGATATATGGTAAAAGCAATTCAACATCAACATTGCCGTTAATAGTTGTGCTTTTTTTTATAGTTTCTTCGCTAATAAATAGTACTGCCATTAGTTTGTCTTTATTTTTTTAGTAACATAGCCTCTGTTTTTCATATTTTTAGGTGCAACAGGTACAGGTTGTTCGTTTACCTCAGGTTTGAAACCTTGTGAACGAGCCTTAGTAGTAGATATTACAGTATCGTTAGCACTTGCTTTAGCACCTGCTTGTGCATAAATTCGTCTAAACCATTTATGTCTGCAATCGCCACCACCTTTGTATAGCCATATAGAATAGTTACTTGCACCTTTTTTAGCCCATTCAGCGTTTATGTTATTTTTTTGCATACGCAAAATGTCTTCCTTTCTATAAACTTTTTTAGCTGCCATCATCGACTTGCAAAATGCTCTACTTTCACCACCCTTGTCAGCTCCTGCATCAAATGTTTTTTCTCTTGTATAAACATATCGCACCCTGTACTTAGTTTTATGCTCTTGTGTACTTACACCGTCTTGCTCAGATTTTGCATTTGGTATTGCCCTACCTGTTCTTGCAAATTCTAATTTTTGCAGGTTATATTCAAAGTCAAAGTCCTCGTGTTCGCCCTCTGCGTTCTCTTCGTCTATTAATTCCCACTCGTTCTCGTCAATCTCTTCGCCATACTCAGCTATAAATTCGTCAAGCGTTAAATTTTTATTTTTTTTTTGCAATTCAACCTCTTCTGTAACTGATTGCTCGTTGACTTCCAAAGGTGCGTAACCTGCTTGTTCTCGTATTTCGTCTTGTGTTAGCACATCTTTAAGCACATCTGAACCAAAAAGCGAATTTAACGGCTGCACATTTTTTATCTCATATGATAGTATGATACCATTAATTGCAGAAAGTCTCTTAAAAGTCCTTAAAATGTTGTTTTGGAATGGCTTAACAACTGTATTCA